GTGCATTAGTAGCAGACGTACTAGCTTCCTGTGCTTTTGATTTACTGAACAGTGCCCATGTACGTGAACTCTGTGTCTTCCCAGTGGTACTATCCGTATCCGCTTCGCAATCGGGAGACTCCGTAGCCTCTGCCCACTTCTTTGCATTTTGATGAGAGAGTTCGGAGTTAGTTTCAGAAGTTTTTGCATTTGTCTCCGAGGTCTTAGCGGCTTCCTGCGAAGACTTTGCGGCGGACGCTTGCTTCGTTGCTTCCTGTACCAAAATTGTATTGGCCGCTACAAAACCGCCCTGAACGGTTTCCATGTAGTTTTTCGTTACGGCATCTTGAGGGTCTTTGGGGTCACTTACGTTAATGACACGATGATTCAATGCATCCCAAAGAACCTCTTTATCACTCGTTACTTTCGTAGAAATAGCATGAGCCATAATATAGTCTCGCTGTTCTTCCTGCAAGTGGAGCATCTGAGCATCTTCTGTATTCATATCCCGTGCCAACAAGATAGAGCCATCATTCCACGTAACAATCTTATCTGTACTTGTCTGTCGATAAATAATGATATGTTCTCCAACCTGTGCAGGTGTGGTCAAAGACACAGATAAATTATTTACTGTATAGTCTACCCCATACTCCAATGCTGTCTCCGTAGCATCGGAGTGAAGGATAGACACCATGACAAACTTCTTGCGGAGATATGAAAAGGGGAACGTATACGTCGTTTGTGTCCCATCGGTAACTTCATATTCCACACGAGCTTTAAAGCCTGTTGTGTTTGCCACTATCTATCACTCTCCTTTTTATTTAGCTTTCAAACTATTTAATTTTGCCAGTGTGTCTATAGCCTGCGTGTAGGGGATAAAATCAGGAACAGGAGCCAGATTTAATAGTGTCCGTAAATCCTTTTGTGTCCCCTTGCTGGTAGCCAGTCGATAGGCACTGCGAATTGGTTTCCATGTCATATCCGACAAGGTATCCACAGCGGGCAACTGTTGGGCAAAGTTTCCAATATAATCACCTATTTCTTTAGGAGGATTATTACGATACTGGGATACTGTCGTTCTAACTGTAGGCGAGCCATACATAGCTTCCCATAAGTCATTGACGACGCCCATAGGTGACAAGAAACCTGTACGGAAAAAGGCGGCTTTTGCAAGTGCCTTATCATTCAGATAGTTTTCCTTGATGTAGTTGGCGGCGTCTGTCTGACCCAATGCATACAAAGCGGCCATCTTAGCTCCATTACGCGCGGCGAAAGCGGCTGTGTTGGTCATAAGAGACAATGCAAATGCCATGGCATCCTGAGCTTCATGCTGTTGAAACATTCGCATAAACTGAGCATTGTTCGAGCGCATATTGAAATCTTTAAACATCATGACAAGACGCATTAAAGAGTTGGTGTCTTTCAGCATATTTCGGTTGCCTTCGGACGAACTCAATAAGACACTCTTTTCTACCTGATTCTGCATCAGATCATACCAAGCCCAGAAGGTATCAGGATTCTCTTTTCTCCATGCATCTACATCAAAACCATCTGCAACCGTCCCTTTCTTGCCGTCCCATTTCACATAGGTGCGCAAGTCTTTTTTCAGCTGTGCAAGGTCTACGTGTCTACCAAGCGCCTTAATATTCGCCTTGCTGAATGGATTACGTAAGGCATTGAAGGTTTCACCATGTGCCCACCGAATTGAGTCTGTAATGGCTGCACTACGAGCAGAACGCACCATTGTGTCTGTCATATGTCCAAGCATGTTAATCTGTGAAGTGAACTTGCCCAGATTGTGTGTCATATCAGCCGCACTAATCAAAAGGTTGTCCACCCCAAATCCTCGTTTAGACAAGGCATTACGGGTCTGTGTGTCTCCCCAATTCCCACGGAAAATGTAACGTTCTACAGGTTCCCCAAAGACATGCCACGAAAGGTCTTCTACCATCTTAGAATTGGCTTTCCCAAGACGAACATCCTGCACGAATTTCCGCAAGGGATTGAAGACACCAAATACCTGTTTCAGCCCACCATAGGCAATCGCACCCCCTAAGTCGCCTAACTGGTTCCATCCCATCGAGCCACCACGCTTGAAGTATGCAAAGTTGTTGAGAATCTTTGTTACTGCTGAACCTTCATCATAGATGTTTCGTTCGTAGTGGTCACGCATCCCACGGAGTCGTGCAATGTTATCTAAGAACCACCGCTTATTCTTTTCAGCTGTGGAACTATTGATACGACCATCATTACCCATGGAAGCAAGACGCAATTCATGGAGTACCTTCTTCACGAAAGCTCCATATTCATTGGCAGAACCAAGGACGTTGCGGACTGCTACTTCCCCTGCAAAACGTCTATTAGTTCTATTCAGGGTATGTTCAAGGTCATAGTATCTAAGGTCATTATCAAAAGAGAAGGATTTAACAACATTCCCCTCTGCATCTTTAATATCCATGACAATCCCTGTGTCCATCGGAAGACGACCACGGAAGAAGTTCAAGTCCCCAAGTTTAGAGGAAGCACCATCGGTGTCTAAGCCATCCAATTTATCCTCAAGAGGTTGCATGATGTTGTCTGCCCACTCTTTGCATTTTGTCTTACGGAACTCATCAATTTCTGCATCTGTGGTGTCTTTCACGGTATGCGAACGTTTCTGTTCGAGATCTTCTCTGACTCGTTTTACCTTTTCAGTGCTTTTACGTCCTTCTTTGTTCAGATAGGTTTCCGCATCATGTATTTCACGCTGTAACTTCAATTCCTTTTCACGCTTAATCATATCCCCAATCAGCTTGCGAGACGTCGGTGTATTGGAAGCGGCTAATGCATATTGCTCCATAAAAGCTCTCGCTCCCTTATCACCTGTAGTGGTGAAGTTAGACACAAACTCTCTATAAGCATCAGGGTCAACCAAACGATGAAATTCATCATCAACCGAGTACCATCCATCCTCAATCAGATTACGTTCTGTAGAACCACCAAAAAGAGAGGACGAATTTTTACCGAGGTCAACACGGGTAACATAAAGGCCCTGCAAAGACTTGACAGCCTTCATAACATTTTTGTCAACCATATTCTCATCAATGTTTATGTGTGTCTGCTGTTTAGACAAGCTGTTGAACTTATCAATGACAAGCTTATCAAATTCTTGTCTATGAGCATCCCCCTTGCGGTAAGGATTAATGACACCCATTGTGCCATAGTGGTCACGAATCCACTCTTTACGAGCATCAAGAATTTCACCTTTATACTTATCAAGCTGTCCCATGAGATAGTCCTTCATGCGTTCAGCAGAAGGCATATTGGAACCATTACGAGATGTTCCACGCCGCTGTGCATCTTCCCACAATTCAGAAGCTTTCTTCGCAAGCGTCACGGACGGAGAATGATAAGCGGCCCCGTAAGGGGTACGAGTTAGCAGTTTGTTATCCATCCATCCTGATAAGGTGTTGACAGTCTTTTCAAAAGCTGTCTTGCCTTTTCGTTCCTGTGCTAATTCATCAGCACTCTTTTCATAGTCGAGAAGACTTTCAGGAGCAAGCATGTTGTCTTTCGAGAAGTGGACACCATTCTGAATAATGCTCCCATCGGGATTGACAATGATACCCTGCTTTTTCAAGCTTTGATAGCGAACCGCTGTGTTTACCATGTCGAGAATTTCATTGTTGGTGAATTTTGATTTATCACCAAAACCCATTTCCTTTAAGCCTTCTCTAAAGCTAGACACCAAGGAATGACTCGATTTACGACTCAACATATCATGCTGAATGGCGTAACCAAGTATCTCTTCTGGGTCTGTACTATTGGCGAGTCTTGCGGCCTGTGCAAACTTTGATGTTGTGTCCTTTGCTTGCGTAGACACAAAATCCATCAAGGACTGATAGCGTTCAGTACCTATGGTGTCTTTCAAAGATTGATGGACACCAATTTCATGTGCCAAGACACCGTCTAACTCTTTCGCTCCATTGATGTTGTCTTTGACTACTACAGTATAATCACCATGAGGGACAAAGAAACCTTTCGTGTTATCAGACACCTTGATACCCATGGAAGCTCCCAGTTTCTTTGCGTCTTTCAGCGACAATGCAAATACATCATCACGATCCGCTACGGAACTTGCAATCTTACCTTCCTGCTTCGTGAAGTATTCTGCATCATGAAGTTTGGAAGCGGCTTCTTTTGTATCCATAATGGTGTAGGGTGTCTTTAATCCCACAGCTTCACGTGCGGCACTCGTTTCAATCCTATCGGCTGTGCGAGCCAGATTAGCTACAGCAGGGTCTTTATGGAACAGATTCTTCCCTGCCATCCCAAGGGTACGCAAGACACCCCCTGAAATTCCTGCAATCATAGCGGCCCCTGCGATACTATCATCTGTACCATTACCAAGGTTGGCGGCATGTTGCTGGATAGCCCCCATAGCGGCCATGTTCAATGCTGTGTCCCCAATTCTTTTAGCACCACCTGCACTGAGAATCTTTTCAGCAGAGGCCTTAGCGGCACTATCAATAATACGTGTGTCTTTCACCACACCACCGAGTGCCTTCATAATCTTCCCTGCCTGTAAGACCTTCAATTCAGGAAGTGCGTTCAATGGGTCTAAGACAGCCCCTAAGATAGTACCAAGGGTATGTGCGCCTACCGAATTATAGTAAGCGGCATATTTTGTGTCTTCGGCCATCTCATCGGACTTCTTTTGTAATAGGTAATACAACTGTGTGGGGTCTTTTGCATTATCAATAATCCATTGTGCCTCTGCTTCATTACCACTCCCCATGGCGGCCTTGATGTAGTTACGGTCTGCATCGGTAATCTTATCACGACCAAAAGCATCAAGGTCACTGTGGAAGAGGTCAGTATACAGTGCATCCGCAAACTCATACGCAAAGTTGCCACTGCGTTTGAAGTCATGCCAAATGCCTTCAAGGATAGAAGGCTTTTCTTTCAGGGCGTCTTCATAGACTTTCTGCATCTGTAGTTTTGCATCTGCAAGAGCCTGTATTTCAGGACTCACCATGTTCTGCATATTAGGAGTAAAGACACCCTCACCAAAGGTGGTTGTCGCCTGTTTAGGCCCTAAGAGAGCATTAACTTCCTTTGATAAATCAGGATTAGCTACATGAAGGTGCGGGCCTGTACCATGAGGGTCACTAATAACTTCCTGAAACCCTAAAGACCGTGCATAGTCTGCAAGGGCTGTTAAGGTGTCATCTCCCCAGTGCAGACCTTCCCATGCAATATCAGCACCAAGGCCTTTATAATGCCAACTGCCTTCTACGTGTGAATCATCATTAGCACCTGCTGTCAAAATAGGAGAAACCCCTAATTCCTGTGCTTTCTTGAACAGCATCCCTAAGCGCTGATACATACTACCATCAATACCCTTCATATCATCGGGTAAATAGGAAGTGTAATCTTCTGTGTCTGTACCACCACTGCTGGATTCACTAGACCCTGTAGCAGACGCATCATAACTTTCGCCCCCATAAAGGTTTGAATAGACCTCACCTGCTACCTGTTGTCTTTGGTCAAGTGCCTGTCCTTGACAACGTTCATAGTAATCCGCAATAGCGGCGGCGGCACTTTCAGCACTCGACAAGTCCGAGTTGGAAATTTCTTCCAAGGCTTGTGATTCTGTATTATGAAGTTCCCAATCAACGAAAGCTAACTGTGCATAAATGTCATTGGAATCATATCCATGTTCATCCATGAAGTTTCTGAAATTCGCCTGTCTGCTCTCATCGAGCCATTGCGCAATCCCATATGCACCATTAGGGGACGTAATATCAGGGTTAATGTCCTCACCGCCACCCGTTTCAACTGCAAAGTTAGCGGCGAACCCTGCGGCCAATGTTGGTGAATATCCATGTTGGATAAACCAATTATAGACAAGGGCCATGTTATTTGAAACTGCCATTGTGTCTTATCTCCTTTCTATTCACCTTTTACCCATGACTTAAATTCATTCCACTTTTCACTTACAGCATCTTCTACCTCTTCCACTTTATCCTTTACAGCTTCAACTGTAGTAGACACAAAGTCGGAAGCGGAATGTTCTGAGGTATATGAAGTAGTAGTATCATCATCAGAAGAGGAGTCACTGCTACTAGAAGTGGAAGGCGGAACATAGTTAGATACATACTGAATTTCATTAGCCATATCAGAGCCAGAAAGCTGTGTATAGTTCCCATTCGCACTCTCTGAAAAAGACCATGTGTTAGAGGCTTCATCATACGATACATTAATATCCTCAGCAGACACCCCCCAATTACTTGCAAATTGATAGCAAAGGGCATCAAGAGATTGTTTTGCAAAGGCACTCTCTGATTCTGGAGACAAACCACTATTGAAGCAGTTCTTAGGGAATACAGCCCCATGATAGTAAGCATAAGAATCCCGAATATCATTACAAGCGGCATCTAAAGCGGCTTGAGGGTCATGATAAGCTAAGTTATACATCAAAGCTCTATCCTTTACGGTTTCTGCAATCTGTGGGTTATCCCAAGAAATATCAGGAGCCGTACTGCCTTCACTGTTCCAACTTTCCATGCCACCAATAGACCAACCACCGGCGGCAATGCCTTTAATCTGTGCCATGTAATTCTGTTTGTCCTGTTCGCTGGTGTCTTTAATACGACAATAGTTGGCGTATCCTCGAACGAGTGCGTTATCTGCATCTTCTTCGCCCGACGCATGGGAGAAGTTCACAATCGCTCCGATAGCGGCGTCAACCTTGCTACCGAAAGCACCTGCAAACTGACCATGATTAATGTTGCGAGCTTTTACAAGATAAATGATGGAGTTAGGGACACCATTCGATTCTACACTATCTGCTGTGGCACTGTTGATAGTCTGTAAGACACTATTCACTAACTGATTTTTTACGTTGCTTACACCCGAATAGGTGTAGAGCTTCATAAGTTTCTGTGCTTTTGTGTCTTCATCATCATCACTATTGATAATCTGATTTTCGTAGTCTTGAAAAGCACTAAGAATCGTACCTGAATCAACAGCCTTACCACCAACTAAAGGTTTCCCAATGGAACTACCATAACCATCTTTTACAGGGTTATCATCTTCCATGAAGGCCCGAATGTTTTCCCTAGCAGAGGCAGAACTTGCCTGCGATTTGGCGGCTGTCTTAACCCCTTTAGCCCCCACTTTAGCCATACGAGCCTGAGCGGCCTTATGCTGATTTTGAAGACTTTCAATAGGCCCAAACATACCTGTCAGCAATTCCCCTTGATCACGTTCATCTCGATTATCTGAATTAGTCATTTTGATAGCATCGGTATAGACACGATTCATGTCTTTGTCTTTTCCATACTTTTTGAGGAAATCCATCTTTGATTTTCCCATGTGAGCTTTACGATAGGCAAGATTCAGGGTGTCTAATTCCATGGTGTCTACCAGGTCCCCCATTGTCTGTGTTGTACCATCTAAGCGTGTCTGTACAGGAATACGGTCAAGGATGGTAGCTTTAAAGTTCTTAAAGTCCTTGATTGTCCCTGTGGTAATAATTTCTTTGGTGAAATTATCAACAAGTGTCTGTCGCTGTGAAGGGTTCAGACCCATCAAGCGACTCTGATTGAAAATCTCCGTTAGCTTCTGTACTTGTTCATCACGAGTCATCGTAGGAGCATCATAAATGAGATTACCCAATTCAGCCTTAATGTTATTGAAGGTTTCAGAGATTCTGTCCTCAATATCACGCTGAACATGATTGCTCATCAATGTTTGCTGATTTTCAATATTCTTGTCATTGAAGCCCTGCTCAAAAGACACATTATTATCAATGAGGCCTTTGTCAATGAAACGCTGTCGATACTTCTGTACAAAGTCGTCATACCGCTTCACTTCCTCATCGGGAGTACGTGCAGGACTATCGCCAAATTCTTCTGTGTATGCAAGTTTTGCGGAGTCGCCTAAAGCCTGCCCGCGTAACTTGTCGCTGTATGCGATAAAATAAGGGTTATCTAAGTTATTCCCATAGCCGTATGTCAAGGCCATGTCAAGTGTATTAAGTTTCTGTCTGTCTTCCTCTGTGGTTGACGCAATGAGTCTGTTGGCTTCTGTAAGGCCCTCTTCATTCATACGCTTTTCACGATCTGTGATGAAAGACAACCAACTACTATTGAGATTATTAGCCGCACTTGCAAACATGGAAGCGGACGAGGACGAGGGGTTAGTACCTCTAACACCCTGTACCTCTGTCAAACGCTCTTGATATGTTGCGTCAGGTTGCGGCATAAATTGCATTTCTGTGCCTACAGCACTAGCAATCCGTTTCGCCATGTAGCACCTCTCCTTGAAATACCCCCATTAGACCAATCATAAGACAAGCCACTGCTCATGTCACCGCTAAAGTAACCGTTGATAGCATTGCTTGCAAATAGACCATGAGGATTGAATAAATTCATACTGTCATACTTTGCAGACGCTTCGTCGAGGTCTACAATTCGTGTCCCAATCCCTGTATTGTGAATATCTTCACTGTGGATATAGGGGTCAAGATTTACAGGGGTGATGTCACCTGTATGTCTATCAAGTGTCTTTCCATGTCCGCCCTCAACACCTGCTTTCTTTCTCATGCTCTTAATACCCTGTAAGGTATTATAGGTCTGCATGAAATCAGAAAACATTTCCATACCCTGTGTAAGATAAGAGGGTGTCTCAACCGACGGGATACTATTGATAGCATTACGTGTAGAGATAAGCGCCGCTTCCTTGTTGAGGTCAATTTCATTCATCTTAGTTTGATAATTAGCCTGAGACTGTGAAGCAACACGTGATTCATCTGCACGAACACTACGATTAATCAAATTAGCTGTTCTGCCACCCCCTGCCAGCTCTTCGTTGACAGCGGCCTTTACAGACGCTTCCTGTCTATGAGCGTTCATCCTGTCTTTCGTCATTGCATCAATCTGAGCGGCGAAAGCGGCCCTACGCTGTGTCTCATAGTTTTGAAAGGTATAGTTCATAGACTGGAGCAATCCCCTTGCGGTCTGATTGTTGGCATCAATCTGATTCTGAATTTCAGCACTCCGTGCTTTTTGTTTAGACAAAGAGCCAAGAGCTGAAATACCATAACTAAGCGCTACGGTACACATTCGCTATACCCCCTTTGTTCGTGTCGTATACAGACAATCCCAATTCAGCCCTACAATAGAGAGAGGAACTGGCATGTCTGATTCAACTGCAATCGTAACGGATTCATTCTTAGCATGAATAGGAACATCAAACTTTCCTGTTTCATTCTGCTTCTTACCCAAGCGAGCAGAAGAAGTGCCAAGAATCTTACTTGTCATCCGATACATATATTCTTTGCCCCCAAGGTAAGACACCCTGCAAGCCAAGAAACCTGTATGATCATAATTGATATGGATGTTCTTGATTTGTGTCCTGCCTTCTGCATAGGAGCTAATGTTTCCATTGTCATTCTTTTTGAGATAGAAGGTTGTGAAGACAGCCTTAAACAAATAAGGTTCCCCAACTACCAATTTCTTTCCTGCAAAGTTTCCATCAAGATAGATACAACCTACATCATCTGCTTTTAGATTTTCGTGCAAGACACCATCATGCGTGACTACACAAAGACTCTGCAAAGGTGTGGTGTCTGTATAGGCATAAAGAGCCTTTAAGTCAAACTTTGTTCTTTCAGATACATCATCATAGACACCATTATCCATCACTTTCTTCTGGTCGAGATAGACACGGTAAATTTCAGTATCATCGAACTCTTTGATGTTTACAGAGAAGTCCATTTGCTCCATAGTAATCTGTGTCCCTCTGCGCATAAGCAGGTACAAATAACTACCAATGAAACCTGCACCATATATCTCACCATCAAAGACCCATTTAGACCACGAAGACTGAATACGTTCTTCATTTGCAAACAAATACTTATAAAGATAAATGGTGTCTGTCGCATTGCTCGTCAAACAGAACAGCACATTTTCAGCCGTCGAGGTAATAATGTCGTATACACCTGCTTCAATGTAGTTAGGAATATGAGATGTAATGTCCTGTGCATTTTTCATTTGTGAGATATCCTGAACCGTATAGTATTCCCGTATCGTAGAGAAATCCCCATGTTCAGAAGGGAAATATAAGTTCTTCCCTGCTACCTTTGGTTGACAGTCAGGAGAACTATTGAACTGTGTAATTTCTGTTGGGGACGCTGTTTTCGGTGTCAAGGTAGAATCGGCACGGATAATGAATTGTGTGTCATTCGAGAAAGCGTAAAGATCTTCGGAAAAGACAATACAATAATTAATCAGGTTTGCTTTTGTGGATGTAATCGGCACATCAATACCATCTGTGTCTAAAAGGTCATTGGCTGTTGTCATCCACCAATTAAAGTATTCCCCTGATTCAGACATGATGATGTTTTCACGAGAGGAAACACCTAAACGATTGCGATAAAAGAAGATACTGGACAAGGTATGATTTACAAAAGACGGAGCAGGGTTACTGTCATCATCACCAACTTTTCGTTCATCCCAATCAAGAGCCTTAAATGTGAAAGTATCATCTGCATTATGGATAATAGCATGTGGCATGGTTGTCTTATCAAACTCAATATTGATGTTTGGACAAGCACACTCTTCCCACACATTATTGTCTTTTGAATACTTTACGTAGTAACTCCCTTCACTTGCACCATTCGGATCACCTTTGACTTTGACACAATAATTATCAGGAGCCGTAACAGGAAGCAAGCTGAAACGCTGAATTGACTTTTTGAAGTTAATAAGAGCCTGATGGTTGAACCCGTCGGCTGTCTGTACAAGACCACTACCCCAAATACGAATCCAATTATCGTGATGTTCTGTAGACACCCCATTCTTATTCAGCTCTTCATTGATACGGTCTGCAATATAGTTGGTGTCTATCTGCTTCGTCTGTTCAGCGGCATCCCCATTCGGACTTGTCCAGGTGCATTTAGACACACCATCAATCCAAACCTGATAGGTACGGCCATACTGCCCCTGTCGCACATACAACATACTACCCTGATTACTAAAGTAGTCTGGTGACTTCTTGCTGGACAACTGCACTGTTTTTGTATTGTTCAGTACAAAAGTGTAGTCAGCTACCGTCATAACTCGTAAGGTATCACGAGGCGTATTGGTAGCTAAATAATCACCATCTTCAATGTTGACAGTCTTTTCGTTACCCTTCATGTCATAAATCTTGACAGTGTTATTGGCAAAGACAACCATGTATTTTTGTTGTTTATCCCTATCAATGAAATGAACAAGAGGTTTGCTTCCTTTAGTAAGGTTCAAGCCTGTGAGTGTCTTTAGATGGACTGTAGGGACACGTTTCTGTAGCCCTGAAACCTCTGTCGAGAAACCGTTAATCTGCTCCTCAAGCTGTTCAGGGAAACGTAAGAGGGGTGGCTGTTGAGACACACCCTGTACAAAGTTCTTAATGCTCTGTGAGTATAACATGGTGTTTTATCTCCTTTCCAATGCACTCTGCATCCCTGTGGTCTGAAACATGTTGGAACCTGTATCTATACAATACTGGACAATATCTGCATAAGCTCTTGATTCTTCAATACGTAATTCCTGTGATACATTTTCGTCACCAAGATACCGCTCCTGAAAGAAAATAGCCGCTTCTGCTGTGATGAATGTTTTGAACTCATCGGGCAAATCCTCAAAGTCAACGGCTTCAATAATGGTAAGCTGAACCTCTTCATTGAAGGTGTATGTCTTCTCTGTGAGATTGTACAGGAAGTCACCACGTTTTACATAGACTTCACCATTCGTTGCTGTAATTTTTATCCATGATGGATTGTATCGAATCTTTTTGTTGTTGGTGTCTGGCATAATAGTTACATTGGTCAAGGTGTTGAACTGCCACCCTTGACGCTGAATGTTCCGAGACACAGTAGCAAGCAGACTACGTGCATTATCAACATCAATAGATTCACTCTCTGTTAAGCTATTGACAGGAGCTTCCCCAATGCCTGAAAGAATCAGATTGATTGCGTCTAACTCTGTGGATACAAATAGCATCTTTTCACTCCCTTTAAAAGAATAAAAAGGGGAGCATTACACTCCCCTATACCTATCAACAAGCTATTAAGCAGGATTGCTAATAACACCCATAAAGGTAGATTCAGGGCGAAGACCACCAATACCAATAGCATATTTAGCAATGAGCTGGTCTGCCTGGTATTCAGCACGGCGGGCTGTTTCAAAGCTAATATCTTTCAGGGATAAGACACCAACAGAAGATTTGTGACAAATCAAAAGCGGAGACTTGCTTGCATAGGCCGTCGGGAAAGCATGACCATCGCCCTGAATAGTATTAGTCGGGTCATCACCGCCCTGTGTCAGATGAGGGCATTCGATAATCTGAAAACCATCCATGCTGATAATATTGGAATTAGTCAGCGTAGCGGCGGCGCCATAATTGCTGTTCAAGAAATCAAGGTTCGTTGCCAATGCGGCGTGAATTTCGGGAGTAACAAAGCAATAACGGTCACCCTGCGGAACATAGTTAGCGGCCATCTTAGCTTTAACTTCCAACAGAATGTCACGTACTGCAATACCCGTTTCTTTGTTAATGCCAAGAGTGGAACCCGTTGCGAGTGTCTTTGTAACGACACCGCCTTTACCAAGGCCAGCAACGTTTTCCGTATTATTCAGGGCTTCCTTAGCAACCTCTGCGAGAATAGAGGCGTCCATGGAGATTGCCAGGGCTTCGCCAAGCTGTGTAGCATACGGAGAACGGAAATCATAATGGGCGATAAATTCGTCAAGGTCAAATACCAAGCAGTCAGTTGTCAACAGACCATCAATAACAATGGTACGTTCGCCCTGCTGAATGTTTTCGCGCAGGTCATCAAGACTTTTACCGCTTTTCAGGTAATGTGCTTTAGTACGACCGAATACAGGGAACTGAGCGGATTTCAGTTATCTTTACACAAGGACGCTACCCCTTGTGCGTGCATTTGCACCTCATAGTCACCTATGAGCTGAGACTATATCTTCAAGAATACTACTGGTACTTTTTGATAAAGCGCCATATCTTTGTATTCTCACTCCCCATTTCGGACGGCTTCGTCCTACTCCCTTTCGGGATAGTCGTTGAACGTTCCTTACTTGTCAGCAAGGCTTCGTTGCTAGTTGTCTCTGTCTGTTCGCGAGATATTCCAGCAGTTAAAGGAGTGTTTAAAGAGAGGCAATTCCGCATTTATATTTCACCACTCTGAATTGTACGTTTGATAAATTTACCATTCGTTACAGACGCACGTGCAAATGCCGTGAGAGTTTCACCACTAAAGACTTTAAGGGCAAGGGCAAGTTTGTCGGCATCTGTGGTTGCCTTCGTACCGATCGCCATAGGAGTTGCAATTTTAATATCTGCCATAATTAATATCATCCACCTTTCAAAATAGAAAATTATATAGAAAAAGACACCCAAAACTATGGAGTGTCTTAATCAGCAAAATTGTATTGGCTATTACAATTTACTAGAACAATTTAGAGTATTTAACTTTTCGATACACTTCACGCGTAAATTTTGCATCTTTCTGATACCGAGGGTCAGACATATCCTTAATCATTTCATCCGTCGATTCATAACCACTGCGGTCTACAGACGGAGCAGCATTACCAACAATGGAAGGACGCTGAGTGCCATACTGTTTCACCATCTGACCTTTGATACCTTCAAGGGTCATACGAATCTGCATGAGATTTTCACTGTCCAAGGTAGCATTAAATGCATTAATGACATCCTGATTCTGGGAAGATACGAACTGCTGAATACGTGCAAATTCTTCCTGTCCACCTGCAAGTGCATAGACATCATTTACAAAGCGAGTGGAAGCGGCTTCCCAACCTGCAAGCATCCCGTCAACAACCGCTTTCGGATACCCTGCTTTCTCAAGGGTTTCATAAGACTGTTGACTGAGTCTACCATTATTCATGTATTCATTTTCAAGACCCGAAAAGTCTACACCCTTGCTCACTAAATCTTTTTCAGCGCTATCAAGGGCATTGTGTGCTGTAGTCAGCTGCTGTTCGGAAGTCTGTTCTCCTTTCGGAGCTTCTTCCTGTGTGTCTGTCTGTGTTTCGGTACCCTGTGTGTCCGTAGTCTGATTATCTTCATTGGCTACATCATCCAACACATTGTCCACACTTTCTGCTGTGTCTTTTACAGAAATCTGGGCATTAGCAGAAGTAGACACAGTGACATTATCAACCGCCTGTTCGGGCTGTGTGTCTGTCTGCTGAGTGTCCACTACTTTGTTTTCGTTTTCATCCATTATTTATCAATCTCCTTATTGTTGATTATTGTTCATCATTCCTTGTGCAATAGGTGACGCCATCTGCTGTGCCATCTGTGCTTGCATCATCTGGGCTTGCATGGCCTGATATTCTTCGTCACTCATGACAAGGGAATCTGCATCAAGACCAAGGGCCGTGCCAATCTGAGAAAGAACATTACCAGTCTTCAAGCGCTGCTGGAAGTCAGGAAGTACCGAACATGTCTGCAAGAACTGTTCAATCTTTGTCAGATCATGCCCACGGCCTAACGCTTCCATACCTGTTACAATGTGTGTCTGAACACCATCACTGCCCTGTGGAATATCAGGGAGCGCGCCTTGTGCCATAAGCTGTGCCATAAGACACTGGACAAGTGGTAACTGCAATTCCAAAGACAACAAAGAATAAATGTTGCCTACGCTGTCCTCTAGCTCATTTGCCACATAACGAATTTCTTCGGCTGTGACACGTTCAGCATTACGCTGTACGGAGCTATTCAGCAGGAAAGCGAACGACAAGTTGCTCTGTAATTCCTGCTTGTGCTGATAGGCCACCTGCAAATCGCTTACCTTATTCAACTGGAAAGCCGTAAGGTCTCCTTCTTTCCCTTTGAAGAAATCACCACTTTGTGCGTCTTTCAGTTTATCGACACGGAGCTGAGAAGAAGGATTCACAAGGAACAGTGCGAAAGCAGACAACGTAGCCATTTCGGCAATAGATTTACTGATAGAGTTCAGGGACTTCAAATCACCATAGTATTCATCGACATAGGAGCGCCCATAGGCTTCTCCATCCATCTTACGGAGTCGCAAAGGAATCCAAGGAACCTTATCCCTAGGAAATTCCTGTTCGCTCCCTTTAATAATCTGTCCTTCTATCTCCTGATACATTTCAAAGGTTTCCCCGTCAGCAAGATATACATGAGTATAAAGCTCTACATTCTTGTCTGGTGAAATGTCTGTACCTTCCACACACGCCTGTGCTTCTGGCGGCAAGGCGGCGTAACTAATGCTGTCTTTCGCAATCAGTTCAATCCAATTACCTGTGCCATCCCGAACAACCACATAGTTATTCAGACGATATAATTTAATACCACCTGTCTGAGGTGGCAGATACAATAAACAGTTACCTGCCACAATGAGCTGTAAGACACCCTCACTGATAGTGATACGACAACGATTTGTTTCCATGTAGTCCATGAGCTGGCGTTCGATAGCCCCCATGAGCTTGTCAATCTTTGTCATAGCCGAGGTGTCCCCCTGCTGTGCTACCTGCTGTTTAGCCATGTCCCCAAGTTCCAATTTGAAGAAAGGCTCATTTGGTGGAAACAAAGCAAGCATGATTTTCGCCGCAAGATTATTAACGCCACGAGCACCTATACTCTGATAGGGTGTCTCATACTCTGTGGTAGAGGTAGCATTTTCATCGGGAAATAGCATAGGAATCGTAATCTTTGCGTTCTTTACCGCTCTGTCTACATACACCTTTCTATCGGACACCAATTTATCATAACGAGATTTTGCGGTATCTGTCCGATAAAATGTATTGGTGTCTACGCCACTACTCATAAGTTAATACCTGAACCGCCACCACTGGAACCTGCGGACGAGGAAACATAAAGTGAGTTTTTACCCCGCTTCTTTTTCTGGTTCTGCACTGCGGCATCATATTCAGCCTGCTCCGATGCTGTGGGAGCAGGTGCGGCACTAGGGGGAATAATAATTTGCGAGGAACCACCACCATAATTGCGATAACCACCAAATAAACCACCTGTTACGGCCCCAACGGTTTTCTTTACGGCTCCTGTAACACCATGCCATGCTTTAGACACAGTGTGTCCTAACCAACCACCACTCGACATTAAAGACCACTCCTTCCTGTGTAATCACCTGTGGAACCTGTACCACTATTTACATACAAGCTAGACAGTCCACGTTTATTTCTTTTCTTCTGAGAATATGTTGTATCATCCCCCATGACAGGGGCGTCTGGTGTCTGGGCTATTGTACTAGATACCAAATCGGAAGCCTTTACTGTCGGACTATAATTATCCGAGGCACTATAGGTGTGACTTCCTGCCCCTGTGATACTGGAGATAATCTTCATAGGTAAGCTCAAAATACTACCTAACCAACCGCCACTAGACATAATCAGTCCTTCCTTTCTGCAAGATTATGTAGAACGGAAATAATTTCTGTACACCCCTGCATGTACCCCATACGGATATCATTGTTGTCCACATCTGCATTGATGAAGAAATCAGGAGTGTAGATAGCCTTTAAATAATTCACGACATCACGAGGGACAAAAGGTAATTCATCATGCATAATCATCTACGCCATCTCCTTCAAATAAGATTCACCATAGACAACAAATCCATATTTCTTATACATGTTACGAACAATCGGTGTGCCTTGAACCATGCTGCTGCCTGAGCAGATCATGACACATTCATTGTCTCGCGCAATGTCTTCCAAGACCTGAACTGCAAATCGTCCAAAGCCATTAGGTTTTGTGTCTATGGAAACAACCAAATCTTCCACCAATACAGGGCCGTCAATCCACCAAAGCTCAACGACATTGCAAGCTAAAACACCTGCATATTTCCCTTGTTCATCTGCAAAGATAGCTAATGTGCCAAGCTTCTGCATCTTCCAGAACTGCTGTGCCAAATCATGAACGGACTTTCTGTGTCTGAACAACGGCGTCGGGTTTTTATCTGCTTGATGTGTAATGGCCATTACAATAATTTCCATATCGTCAAGTGTTACATCATTTACGAGTGTAAATTTTGGGGTGTCCATAATTTTACCTTTCCTTTCTCATAATCTCCATCCTGTAAGATATGTGCCACACGAGCCTGTAATAGTGCATCATCTTCTGTAAGATTTGCTTTCTTGAAGCAATCAACTACAGCTTCCCATGTGGGACTATCATCTAAAATACGTTCTGCTCTCACCTTGCCAATTTTCGGACAACCTGTGTAGTTATCCGCTGTGTCCCCTACAAGAGTCTGATAGAGCAGTTTATAGTTTGCTTCTTCCTGTGTCACCTCTACCAAGGTGTCTGTCAGGAAATTATAAATCTTTGTTGGTATCGTCTGCATGTCTTTATCAGCAGAGATAATAATGTTGTTTCCTTTATACTTTCCTGTAGCTAACAGGCCAATAACATCATCGGCCTCTAGGGTGTCTAATTGTTCAGACACCCAATTATCACGTACCCATTGTTTGAGTGCATGGTAGGCAACAGGCTTTCTTTTACCAACACGATTCAACTTATAGGTAGGCAAGAGCTTCTTTCTAAAGTTGTTGTCGTCATCTGAAAAAGCATAAACAACACGCACATTTCCTGAATACTGGTCAAGCTCCAAGGCCCTCTGAATCCAATCATCCATATGGTCTTGTAAGTATGCAAGGGCTTCATTGAAATCCACATGAAGTGTCCAAATATCATTGCCCCAATCAATTTCACATTCACAAGAGGAACAAGCACGGTAGACAGCCATGTCAGCATCCACAAGGATTGTGATGGGTTTCTTCATTGACTTATACATCTTCGTCTTCCTCTGTAGCAGGGACATAAAGACCACAACGGCATGTGCTGTATTTACGCATGTACTTACAAGGACAAATGGTGTCTTTCGTTTTGCTGGGCTGGCAGGGGCAATAACCATCATTCAGAGCCAAACGCCCACGAATAGTATCATAGACAGTATGGTTTCTTGTCACCTGCATATGCCGTTCCTTGAGGAATTTACTGTTGTCTCCATAAATGGTATACATCGCTGTCATTAGACCACCCCCAATTCTTTCGCTTTCGGGAGCGCTTTAATCCAATCACAGACAACTTTCCATTCAGGGAGTCGGTGTGTCTTTCGCTGTGCATAGATGTTTTTGAGCTGTAAGTAGTTCGTTGTCATCCGAGCTGTCAGCAACAGGCCGCTAGGATAGCTGTAGATCATACGCCGCCAATTTTCCTCACTAGGGTTCTGATTGTAGTCCCGAACAATATCGAGGAACAAATCAATGATTTTACGGTCTGTATAAGAAATGAAACGAACATCCATCTTTGCCAACATGTGCATAGCAGACATGGAAGACACAAAATCAAGAAAATGATAACGCTGTGCTTCGGGCCACGCCTGTTTGGTAAGCGTCAAATCAAACTGGACAATGATACCTTTAAGGTAACAATCATGACCACTGCCAGCAGTAGCGTTCCCAAGGCGCATAGCACGTTTCATATCACCATTGGTAGCCCCACGTGTTCCTAAATTACACGGGTTGATTTTATCAGACATAGGGTAGCCAGACGCTACAATAGATTCATCAAGGCCATAGACAAACGTGTTATCAATGATGTTATAATCATGCTTTTTCATATTTATTGTGTCTCCTTTCATTCTTAGACAGTTCCTTTTTCATCTCTGCGAACTGTGGATAGGTAACATAACCACACGAGCATGTAATCTCTTCTACATTCTTTGCACAGCCTGTAACCAAGGTACGGCCACATTTTTTACAACGGATACGTTTTGCGTACATAAAATACCCCCTAATGACAATCAAACCAATTATGACCAATGATACCCTCTGTATCTAATTGAACATGAAAATTGAAATACTTCTGTGTGTCTCTCATAGCCTGCTGCGCTTCTTCACACACAATCTTTGCTATCTCTTCGGTACGACATGCAATCTGCTGTTCATCCTTACTGTATTCCCTTATTGCTAAGGGTGTCGGACTATATCATTAGCACATGAGGTTTGCGCTACTAGGCACTTCGGGTAACAGGGGAATCGCACCCCTGTCCCTACTCCTTACGGATAGTCTCTACGCTTTCCACTCTCTTATCCACCTACATGTGGTAGAGAACGACACACCAAATAAAGTAGCCAAAGCTGTACCTGTACAATGATTTTTCATCCAATATTCTTTGGCTTTATCCTTACGCTTCTTATTACGTAAGTGATTATCTTTCTTAGCATGTTCACTCCCTTCAAGCATTTGAAGGTGTTCAAGATTACAACATGCTCTATTTTTGCAGATGTGGTCTATTTCATACCCATCTGGTATCTTACCGTATGCCTGTTCCCAAACATAGCGATGATACATAACCAAAGGGGATCTGCCCTTCCCGTTATGTGGGATGTGGTATCTGAAATAACCATCTGCATTTAATTTGTGTGACGTAGGAACAATGCATCCATTATCTAATTTCTTCAAAATTAATGGTTTACCTCGCATATGTCCTCCTGTGGCTTAGTTCGGTATTGCCCACTTAGGGTTTCACCGAGTTCACCTAGTTTAATGTGCACAATGAAGTTTATGCACCCATGCCATCAATGCAAAATCGCCCTCCCATCCATGTCTTAATCCTCTCGCCAATAATCGCTCCTCTGTCGTGACAATCCACTTCTTGCATATCAAAGCGCCAGCTGATTGCAAGAGCAGATTTAAGGCACTGTGAGGACTCCTTACATGTAGTTTGCGTCTGTCAAGACCATAGAGGAAATGACGTTTCCATGTGACTTTAGGTTTTCCATGTGTACTTTTAAAATCAATAGGATAGACAAGCGCATTTTCTACAGCCTGTCTGAGCTTCGCAATAGCAGGAATAGCCTTATTGAATTTCTTCTTAATCTGCTTTCCCTGACCTGCTGTGCCCCCTATGATTTTTCCAATCTTTGCATCTCCTGCGCCATATAAATAGGCGTAAATGTTTTAATGTTCCCATGAGTTCGCTACTCTCATAGCGTTCAAAACGAACTGCTATATGTCACCATATAGAACAGACTATCTCTTTACAGAATTATCTGCATCCACCGCTTCCCTCTGCTTAGAGGTACTCCCTTTCGGGATAGTCGTTACACTTTGCAAGTAGTGATATGCATTTCGTAGCAAGGACGAGTCTTCTTGAAACAGTCCTAATGCTCTATTACAATTATGACAAAGAAGGCCTCTCACATTTCCTGTTTCATGATCATGGTCAACCACAAGACACCCTGAATGATTAGTACCCATCGGAAAATTCTCTTTACCACAAATTTTGCATACAAAGTTCTGTGATTCTGCAATTTCCAAATATTCATCTAAAGATATTCCGTAGACACGTTTGTAATAAGCGTCTGCTACCCCATAATTTTTACACTCATCTGAACAATAAAGTTCTGAGGGCGCTTTAGGGATAAATTCTTTATGACACTTCCTGCACCTCTTAGGTTTAAAATATCCTTGCGGGTACTTAGAAGGTTTCGCTGTTTGTTCCTTCTTCGGTTTATTCCAATCTCGTAATAGTTTATGTAAGTATTCTTCTTTTGTCATGTAATCACCTCTTGCCTTAGCACGGTATTGTCTTATTCCTAAGATGTTCACCGTTTTCAATGGATTTATAGACGCCCATTTAGTTAAACGTCTTTGCTTGATTGCGAGTCGGCAATCCTGCGGCTTTCTGATTCATCGTATGAATATCACCATTCAGGATCGTATGGGCATATTGGCCCCCATCATACTTGTACATGAAGTGGGCAAGACAACGGAGTTCAAGACCACAAGCGTCTATCCCTGCTTGCCACCATCCGTCAGGTACTCTAAAGAGTTCCCGACATTCCTTGCCATACGGACTGCCGACATGTGGTACTTGTGCGACGTTCGGTCTGGAATGAGTAGCACGGCCACTAACAGCCCCATTAGGGATAACAGAACCATGGATATTCCCATCCTTTCCAATCATAGACAACCAAGCATTTTTGCCATCTGCGAGCTGTCCTAAACGCTTTTTAAGCATCAAGGACTCCTCAAGAACAGACACCACAGCTTTCACTTCATCGGGAGCTTGAGGGTCTTCCTTCATGAATTTCATGCTTTCATCATCAATCTTCAATCGACATTGTGACAAATCAACATCATCTGCATCTGTGTCTTCCACATCATAGCAATCAATGTTTGATGGAGAATAACCGTAATGCGTTCGCAACAACCATTCAATCTGTTGTCTACTATTCGGGTTAAAGTCTTTATACTTCTGAACGGGAACCCCTGCTTTATAGCCAAGGCGTTTGTTGTCTCTTTTCGGTACGAAAATCTTATCAGGTACACGAGGCACGATCTGAATTAGTTTCGCTGTCAAGACACCTGCTCTGGCACGCAAGGTAGCTTCCAATTCCTTCGCCTTTTCAAGGTCAAAAGGAAAGCCATTCTTTTCCTGTTTAGACATCAACCATGCTACTTCATGTTCAAGCTTTACGGCCTTTGGTGCATAATCGTATGAAGCCAGCTTTTCATAGAGCTTTACCGTTACAACTACGTCCTGCTTATTGTAAGCAAGCATTTCAGGATTGTAACAAGCCCATGCATCTTCTTCCTCTCCATATGTACCCTTTAGTTCTCCTAAACGATACCCCCAAGCTTTCAAGCTATGGGATTTATACAGCTTCGAGGGTAGCTGTTTCTTTCGGATAAGTCCTGCATCCATGTCTTCGATATGAGAATAGATGAGTCGTGACAAAACAAGTGTGTCTACTACATCCTTATGCATATCATGCGTAATCTCAAACCACGGAAAAAGTTTTGCCAAGGTGGGAAGGTCATAATTAATAACATTGTGTCCACAAAGACACACCCCTCTTTTCCATGCATCATATAATTCATGGACACCTTGCTCTGCGTGTACATCATCATACTGCTTCATTTCCTGTGTGTCTGTATCATAGACACTCAGGCAGAACAGCTTCGTAACGTCGGCATATAAGCCATTCGTTTCAATATCAAAGACCAACATAGAACCATCCTTTCTATCGTAACTTTTCTAAATCTTCTGCTTCCGTATCAAGATTAAAAGCCTCATTACGGAGCTTACTCGCAAGCTCTCGCTTTTTATTAGCAATCAAACTAATTTTCTTCTGGCGCTGTGCCTGTACCTTAATGCTCCACTGATACAGTTTTCGCCACAAGGCATCATAGAACTTAATGAGCCACATTAAGACACCCCCTTACTTCTTCAAATGGTGATAAAAACGTTTTCCTGCTTCCTTCTGTCTTGCTTCGGAGAAGTTGCTAATGCGTTTCAGATACCCAATAACACGAGTACCATAATCAACATCCGTGCTCCCACATTTCACACAATGATTTTCTGTGTCTGTGTTGATGTAGCCACAATCATTGCAAATCGTACATAAGACATTGGTTGTCCAATACTGTACGCCATACTCAGAGCAAAGCTTATACAAGTGGACAAACTGTTCTGCACTCAACATCTGTTCAAGATTCAGATGGAGCGCCGAGCCACCATCAAGGTACTGAACAATGTCCTTTGAATACAATTTGAGCTTATCAAGCACATTCACCTTCGTGTCTTCTACAGGGTAAAAATAGCTGTTGTAACAATCACGAGGTACATAAAGACCTGCTTCCTTGTCCCATTTAGCATTTTTAACACCGAGATTTTCGGCAGGAACAAACTCAGTATTGAAGCGGACTCCGTACTCAGACAGAGCGGCCTTATTAGACATCGTAAGGAAAGACAACAAGGACTGTAAGTAATTAGGATATTCCTTGTCTGTCACGATACCTTTCTTATCTCTCAGGTACTCAAAGTATTCCAAGACACCATTCACACCAAGGGTCAGGAACTGCTTATCAATGTCCATGAATCCCTGTGTGTAAGCAGGGAGCAAACCTGCATCAATATAGCCTTTCAACACTTCACGATGAGCCAACAGGTACTTATGTACTCTGTCCACCACTTCGTCAAGTTTAATGCCACACTGCCCAATACGGTTGATGTTCAGGCTAATGACACGAGCAGAACCCGTAACGACACCACCTGCACCCAACGTGTAACTGAATGTGTTGTCTGCCAATTCGTTGCGCAAGCGGCAGCAAGACGCAAGACTATCCACCTTGTCAGACATATATACAAAGAAGGAAAGCCCCTGTGCCTGTTCATTCGCCAGTGCATACATAAAGTCGTTATCCTTGAAACCACCTTTTCCATCGGTCAAGAGTGCGGCGGTAACAACAGGGAACGTTAACAATTCTTTTTCTCGTTCCTGTCTGAACCATCGCAAGAAATACAACTGCAAGCGGTAGGTGCTTTCAATGTCTACCTGTGTACCGTCTGGGTAGTAGAAACCACCAAACATTTCTTTCAGGTAATCATGATCAAACACACTAATGTTCCAAAAGACAGACTGGTCGCCTCGCGCGCTGGCAGGCTGATTCAGTGCATAGACAACACCCTGAAATTCCTGAGCGACTTCTTCAAAATGCTTCTTGAGGTAATCTTTGCCCCACTGTTTCCGTGCAAAGTAGTCAAACATGTGGAGGAACTCAACAGTAGCAATAGCGCCACTGAAATTACTTGCAATCTGATAAACAAGATTGACAAAGGAGCCGCAAAAACTCTGCAAGTTCTTTGGTGCTTTAGACACACCGCCTAAGCACTTCGTACCTTCCAACAAGAAGGGGTACAAAGTGATACTGGCACAATAAGGCTTTAAAGATGTTTCATCATGCGTATAGATATAATGATTTGCAAGGTCATCTTCATAAGCCTTTGCCATGTCTTCACCAAACATCTGTGTCAGTTTGTCTTTAACCAACTTACGGTTAATCTGGATGGTGTCTGGTTTAAATAATTCTGCTTCCAAGCCTGCAATCGTCTTCTGGGTCACATTGCTATTCGCATCTACCTTAGATGCCGTAGCGGCATTGGAAGACACCATATAATCATGGATGTATTTAATTTTTTCTTTTAAATCAATATTAGGTAACATTCTTCACCCTCTTCCAAAATTTGTGTGTCTCATCCAAAAAGCAAGGCTGAACAAACACCACATTGTCATTCTTATCTAAGCGGTAAGACTGCGAGATGTAATAAAAGCGCTGATTTGTCCGAGGACTTTCAAGGCCACCCAAAGCCTCTACATAAGGGCCTGTCTTCAACCAAGTGCAATGCCCTTCCACAGCAATCATCTTGTCACGGTCTTCATCATCACTCCCACTGTACAACCCTGTAGGAGCAATAAATGACAAATTATGGAGGAGAGCAATCAAAGATTCATCTGTGATATGTTTATTATTTGTACCGCCCATTACAACAATAGCGTTTGCCCCTGCATCAATGGCGTCCTGTGCTTCTTCTAAAATATCAAGAAGGGACGTTAAGGCCACATCTTCTTCCTGTAATTCTGGACTATGACAACCAACACAATGTTGATTACAAGCCCCTAATTCAAGTGCATAAGCCATTTTATCAGGCAATTCATTAAATGTAATATCCGTGTTAACAACAGGGTACTTTAAAACTCTTGACATGATTCATCTTCCTCTCCTAGTAATCTGTGTCTGTCCTTATCCCAATGGAGATACCCTGCAAGACCTGTGGAACCTGCAAAGCGATTCTTTAAGACACGAATTTTAATTAAGTTTCTTTCGGATTCATCTTCTGCCTGCTGATTGCGTTCAAGTGCTAACACTTCATCAGGTAGTTGTTTCAGTGTACCGCTACCACGCAAGTCATCAAGCGAGATAATGCCCCCTTCTTCAAATGATTTTTCACCACTTGTCTTTTTCAAATGGGATATAACTATCATCCCAACACCCGTTTCCTCTACAAGTGACCTTAACTGTGTCATCAATTTATCAATGGTCTTTCGCTCATCTCCACCCTCATCCATACCTGACACGGCAATAGATATATGGTCAAAGATGATAAAATCACACTGCTCCGCCACGGCTAAATAGCGAATACGTGACAACAAGTTACCACTCTCAATGGAACCAAAATGATCATAGAGGACAAAGCGTTTATCACTAAACAATTCTTCATATGCTGTCTTTAGTTTTTCCTTGTCTACACTTCCCCACATGATAGATAGGGGCTTTTCAACATGGATAGACAACAATTCACGGAGTGTCTTCTTCGGATTTTCTTCGAGGAAGACAAGCCCTATTTTCAACCCATCCTTCACCTTAAGTTTGTAGGCAATCTCGCGTGCCGCTGTAGACTTCCCTATTCCTGTGCCTGCTGTCAGCATCACAAGCTCCCCTTTACGGAGTCCCTTCGTGATACTTTTCAGCCCCTTGCACCAAGGGTAGTCATAACACTGAGCCTCTGTGTCATCACTGAAAAATTCATCTTCAATGTCAGCGGCATTGATAATTCCATCGGGCCTATATTCCTTTGCGGTAAAGATAGCCTGAATAATTGCATCCCCCTTACCTGCTACAAGACATGCGTTAGCATCCTTTTCTGGTAAGTCTGCAATCTTTAGTTTGTGGGGGGACAACATCCCCTGTACATCCTCAACAGCTTTTCGGCCCTGAGCGTCCATATCAAACATGACAATGACTTCATTAAAAGACTCAAGCCATTCAAGGTTTTCTTTAAAAGTACGTTTAGCCGACGTACAACCATGAGGTAAAGACACAACAGGCCATTTATTACCCCCCATCTGTGATACGGTCAGACAATCAATCTCACCCTCTGTAATGACAAGCTTCTTTCCACTATGGAAAAGATTCTGTCCAAAGAAGCGGTAAGCAGAAGTTCCATTCAAATAAAACTTCTTGTCCTTTGTCCGTAACTTCTGGAAAAGTACAGAACCGTCCTCATCGCAATACTCTGCGACTTGAACGGTTCCTAATTGTGTCTTTGTAACGTAATATCCATAACGCTTGCATGTTTCGGCAGACAACCCTCTGGCACGGAGTGTCTTAAACTCCATGTCCTCATGGGGAATAATGGCATGTTTAGCCACCTCTTCACCTTCTTTCGGAAATTCTGTATGATGACAACTGAAACAGTATGTGTGTCCATCATCATACAATGTAGCGGCATCATGGCTTCCGCAATAAGGACACGGAATATGTGCCTGTACAATTTCCGACATGACTAGTCGTCCCCATAGTGTACATCAAGGGCATATTTGTTCTTAATGTCCCTCATGGTTTTGCGCTGTGCATCGGACATGTCCTTTTCACTGGCACATCCGACCAACAGCACATAAACGGAGTCTTTCACATGAGCGAGTCTATAGTCACCATAAGCAAGGAAGGGAAGCCCTTCTTTCACTTCACCATTCGGCATCACGATCAAATGATACCCGATATTGAACAGCCCTTCGCGCCGCTGTTCTACATAAATTTCCCGAACGGTCTTTACCTTCGGTTCAAATAAGACACGCACCATGTTAGTCTCCTCTCTTTCTTTGTACTTCAAATTCATGTTCTCACCCCTTATTTCTTCTTTTTAGGGATAAGACCTTTCATAGGTTTCTTAGGCTCTCTAAACCATGCATCGGGAATCTGTCGAATGGAGTATTTAAATCCATTTTTCTCCGCCCACTCAGCATAGGTTGTCTTACTGCCTTTGTATAACTTCAACTTCGGATTCTGGAAGACAAACCTTATATCCAAATCAGGATACTGCATCTTGATAAGCAAGTGCTTCTGTCTGTCTTCCCTTTCAAAAATCCCCTTTGCTTCTATAATGATTCCATTCGGCAACACAAAGTCTGGAGTATACTTATGCTGTGTAGCAGGTTTTTCATAGGTGATGTAGTACATCTCATACTTTTCCTGCTTCTTTAACTCCCGTATCTGCGCACTAATGGTGTCTTCAAAATGACTTCTCTTTTTAGGTGGTCTGTATGTATACGCACCCCCATTACAAAAACTCCGTTTCAGGTCTTATCACCACACTTTAAAAATCTTCAGCATCCGAACCGTCCGTGAATGGAACATCTACGTCCGAACGTGTGTCTTCTTCATCGTCATCAATGACAGATGTAGAATCAAAGGCCCCTTCATGCTTCTTAAAGCCGAAAGAACTTGCATCCTGCCCATTACCATACGGAACATACTTCAACAACTGCACCGCCTGCAAGCGGAAAGACACACCAAAGTTTTTAGATGTATTGTAATACGGAAAGAGCTGATAGGCGACAGCAACGACACTACCGTTCCCAATAGAACTCTTGATTTTGCGAGTAACAGACCGTTCAGCACCATCAAAGACAGGAACAACCTTGTCAATCTCTTTGCCTGCCTTCGTGACAATATGAGCATTGGTAACGAATTTAACGCTTGCGTCGCCGTTATCATCTTCGCGGAACGAACCCATGTTAGGCTCTGCGGCGAACTTCTTGTTCTTGAGTGTTTCTTTAAATTCTTCCCAAATCGTCTGGGCTTCCTGCATCAAGTTATTCATGTCTTCCACAGACGGAACAAGCGTAATGCTATATTTGTTTGTGTCTGTACCATTAAAAGTTTCTGTGTCTGCTAAATGACACCACATAGCTTTCCCTGTAATTACACCATCATTCATGTTCATGTTTCATTTCTCCTTTACAGCAATTTTGCACGAGTAATTAAAATCATGCCATCGGCATTTTCAAGTAATAAATCCGTGACGGCTGTCTTAATGCCATCATCAAGCTTTACATGCTTCCTGCGAGACTTTGCGGCAATGACGCCTAAAAGACACAAGGTATCATTGTCATAAGAGCCATCATGTAAAAAGTGCATGAGCTTGTTTGCGTATGCGACATAAGGTTTGTTCATGGTTTCCATCATGTTCATTTCTCCTTTTTGTAGTGACCACTACAATTAAATACGTTCACCTTTCTTCGCCCTTTCGAGCCATTCTTCATAGACATGAATCTTATCAAGATCAGACTTCATTTCTTCCTCTTCGCCTTTGTGTCCTGCACGGAGTCGGTATTTAAGGATATTACCCTTGAGAAAGCCGATAAATTCATCATGACTAAAAAGCGCCTGCATGACAAGAATAGGTTCAACAACAGTCTCACGATAATGTTTATCATGCATGGTGTCTTTCACTGGATGAATACAAGCTCCATCAACCGTACAGAGCGTGTCACTCCCACGGAACCGCACAACATACATTACAGGACCAATATCTTCATACAACACCTTGTCTACTACTACGGCATAACCACTCCCATCGGACGGCGACATATCTACCCATACCGTATCGAATATTTCAATATCTTTCATATGCTTAGTCCTTTCCTGTGCTTCCAAATCCTTCGTGTGTCCCTTCTTTTGCGAGGGAATCCACTTCTACTAATTCAGTCGGAACGTTCTCTACAAGCATAACCTGTGCGATACGTTCCCCTTTATTGATTCTTGTAACACTACTTCCGATATTTTCAACAAGCAAAAACAATTCATCAACATAGTCACTATCAACAATCCCTGTGCCATTGGCTAATCTCAGTTTTGTTTTAAGACCTGTAGAAGACCGTACATAGACCTCTAAGTGATACCCTTCGGGAATTTCAAACGCTACGCCTGTTGGGACTTTATAAGCCTTGTCCTGCCCACGTTGCGGATATAATGTCACTATGTCGTTTGCAAAGACATCATAGCAAGCGGCGGACGCTGTAGCCCGATAAGGTGCTTTTGCGTCGGGTGTGATACGTGCGAATTTTAAAGACACCAAAGGTTTATTGTTTGTGGTTGCCTTCCTTCGCTTACGTGTTGTTTGTTCTGTCATTGTTTATGCTCCTTTCAATAGCAAAATAGATTTGAAGACTTTCTTTCTTCGTTAGGTGCCACAATTAAATGTGTGTCTTGCTACAAAGAGAAAAAGACATACAAAAAGAGAAATACTTAAATTATTTATATTAATTATTAATTATCATCAATAATTAATAATAAAAGAACTATAAGTATCTTAAAGTATCTTTAAGTATATATAGTTACTTTAAGTATCTTATAGTTCTTTTCTCTTCTCTTCGTTAGGTGCCACAATTACAAACTATGTAATATTTATGCAAAGCAGTATTTGCTGTTTATCACCTCATCAAGATTTAAATTTCCTTTTGTTGGAAGTTTAGGTACTTCTTTATTCGAGGGTAAAAGATATTCTACATCATCCAGCCATTCTTCTAAATAATTATGTCCTTTGTACATGTTGACTAATTCGGTGCGGATTGCCTTAAACATGCTCCCTGCGTGTTCCATATCTGTACCAAAGCTGTCATGAATCATAAAAAAATTATTGTTCCCCTTTTCTACCTGATTCATGATAACCCGTTGCATGTGACAAGCATCCATAGAGTGGATAAAGTTTGGTGCGATTGCTTGTGCTTGTCCTCGTGTGTCTATATCTGTACCCTCTTTAGGGACGTATAAGCGAATAAAGCCCCCATTAAAGCGCATCTTACATGTTTCCATGTTAGGTACAAACTTGTTCTGTTGAATCGGTAAGCCATTTGGGCTTGTCCATGCTACAGCCTCTCCGTTCTTACCAATCATGCCTGCAATCTTTTTCAGCCACTCCATCCCTTCAACAGCCTTTACAACCGTAGTCGTCACCGCATCCCAAATAAGACCTGCCATGTAGTTGGCGGCCTGTGAGCGACTCAAGAAAATTGGGTTGTCTTTATGCTCATCAATCCATGGCTTGATGATGTCGCTCTTGAGATTTTCGGAGAAACCGTATTTACGGCTTCCATATGCAAGGGTCATGACAGATCGCTTGCACACTTTGCGCTTGATACCATCCGTACCAAACTTTTCATGTGCATAAGACAGCCATTCTGTAGCAAGTTCTTTTGTACCGTACACAATGCACTTTTTACCCTTACTGTCAAGTACATATTCGCCACTTTTTTTGTCTTTTTTGTAGTCGTCTGCCGTCCCGGTGATGACGTCTTGATGTAAGACAACATTCACTTTGTCCGCCACAACTTGATAAATGTCATGAACTTTTTCGTCGGGAATTAGATTAACGTTCTTGCCCCCAATTTCGTCAGCGAGGAGCATCGAGAAGTGCTGTAGTCCTGAGCAGGTTCCGTCAAAACTGATAGGAAGACCCGACTTGAATCCAACAGCAGACCCGTCATGATCAGATTGATAGACACGGAGTCTTTCAAATTCAAAACAGAAGGCCAGAAATTCCATGGGACTCTCATCCCCTGCCACTTCGTCCCACCATGTATACGTTAAAGGGGAAGCGGCGCTCTGTAAAATGTTGTCTTCATTATCAAGTACCCATTTAATACGTTCATCAAAGGGAATCTTGTCAAGACCTGCAAATCCTGCGCCTGAAATGTAAAACCACTTGAGGGCATCATCACTAGACAAGGGTGTCGGCTCTGCAAAGAGGAGTAAGGCTTTCTGTGTGTCGTCCCCTTGTGGATTCAATGCGGGACACATAGGGTAGATACGGCCACGATAGTCTAAGTTCCACGGGAAGTAGATTTTTTCATACTTGCTGTACTTCTTAGCACATCCTAAAGAGGTATTTGTTCTAAGCACCTTGGATACTCTAGCTCTTTCATGCTTGTAATAAGCAACAAGACGTTTTTTATGGGCTTCAAGTTCTTCGGGTGTCGGGTCAATCAAATGTGGAATTTTGGGCGTTTCGTCCGTTCTGGGAAGGCCCCCTAAGCCCCCATGGTTCTTCATAATAGACACCATGGTATTAAGGATTCTTTCGTTGATTATAAAAGGGGTGGACTGTAAGGCATTAACACACTTAAAAAGCCATGTCAAGTCAAGCTGTTCACATTTTTCTAGGTATTGTGTCATGTAAACATTATGTTGGTTAAAGTTGGCACGGATAAAATGAGCAAAAAGAGCATTTGCACCGTAATAAGCGCCTTCCCATACACTGCTCCATGGTTTAGGCGGAATAACACAAGGATTGAATTTATACGTATTTAAAGCGAGCATATCAATACTTTTTTCCCATGTTTCTACAAGCCAGTCGGCGGCCTTTAAGGCTTTACGCTGTCCTAGTTTACCGTTTTTGTTTTCTGCTTCTGTTTTGTACTCAAAGTAGCCACTACCTTTTAAAACCGCATCCACTAAGACAAGTAGCAATTTATATAAATTGGTAGTGTCTAATTCTTGTGGTGTAAATCCCATAGCTTTATAGGCTTTATGAGCATATTGTACTTTGTACTCTTTTTGCCCCCTATGTTTTAAACCGTCTTCAAAAAAGGCCCCATCCTGCCGTGTGGCACTTTTTAAGTATTCGTAACTCGTTATTTCTTCTCTAAATTCATCCGCAAGGCCATCCATAAAGCAATCGAGATATGTATAAGTATCTCCTGCGCTATGTAAGACAGCCCCAATAAGCGTATTTAAAATTGTGGTGACACTCATTTTAATTAGTGTGTCTTCATCCCTTTCATAAAGGGCCTTGAGTTGATTTACAACACCTTGATATTTTGGCACTACCCCTCTTTTTTTCTGAGGAAATAAAACGTTTTTCACGTTGTCATAGCAATCATAGAATACATGTTCCATTAATTTGCTTCCTACTTTCGTTTCCCCTGCTTTACCGTCTAGGGCCGCTTGAGCATAAGTAGCTTTTAATACCTGTTCCGCTAACTGTTTCGATTCTTTTTCAAGTGCTAATTGTTCTTGTAAAGTACCCTTGATTTTTTCCATATGCATTTACTTCCTTTCTTTAAGTGACACATTTTTTCTTTATTTCGATAGGTGCCACAATTAAACTTTTAGGTTGACAAAATATTTGTTAGTGTTTTAAACATACGTTTGGTGCTTGATTAAAAAATAATAAAGATAGACAACAATCATCTATCTACGAACGCTTGTTCGACACCTAGGGTATAAAATTGGCGTGTCCCCGCCGTGTTGGTAAAGACACGCCTTGAGTTAGAACAGTTGTTCGATATTCTATTATTGTATCAAACATTAGTTTGCCTTACTAGTCACAAGAGGTAGAATCTAACTCTTTCCCCATCCATGCAAACGAAAAATTGATAATTAGAAACTTCATTCTGAAAGTCGTCGTCTTTCGTGACAAGCTGGCCCCCAATAGCACATGAGGCTTCATCACTATCATCCCATTCAGTACCCAATAAGAGCACGCTTTTTCCTTGAATATGTGCTTGCAAGGCTTCTTGTGCTGTGATTTGTTTCATCATGATTATTCCCCCTATAAATGTTCGATGTAATTGGCTAGACAACAAAGGCCAATAAGGCAGGAGATGTAGACAAGTCCGTCTATTTTATGCCATATCTTCTTTATCATGGTTCTTTCTCCGTTTCTGCCAGTGTCACAAGGGACTTTTACAGCCCCTTGCTTTTTGTACTGGCCACTACAATTTCTATCTGTCTCGTCCTGTCTTGACTAGCATTTTTTCCATGCAGTCACCACAAATCACATTGGTGTCCTCCTTACCCTTTACGGTTGCGCCGCATTTTGGGCAGAAATACGTGACTGTTTTCGGGCGGGCTTTCTTGATTTTCTTCTTTGCTTCTCCCTTGAGAGAGAAAAGCGTATGGCATGGAATAAGTAATTCTTTAGGCATGGCCTGAAAAGCCAGATCAAATGCCCCGCCTTCCTTGATATAATGCGTCACGTGCTGTCCCGTCCGCTTTCCATTGGGTGTCCCGTCGGAAGATGTGATAAGACCGACACGCTCCATTTTTTTGCTAAAGTCCTTATTGTGGTAACAACGGCGTGGAGCGGAGCCATCATACTCCTGCCACAGGTGACACATTTCGTGGACAAGAGTGCTATATACTTCCTTGTCCGTCCGTTTGCCATCTTTAAGGATGTAATCGGGATTAAGTGCAATTTCGCCCCATTGTTCGACGCCTTTGTCGTCCGTCCAAATCGACGGTACATAGTAGCCGAATGTGTTCCGTTCACGGTTAAGGGTAAGCATGACTTGCGGAAGGCTGTCTTTGAACAGCGCTTCATTGAAATAATCAAAGGCGTCTTGCAAAACTTGATACTGTTTTTCTGTCGGTTTTACTAAAATTTTCGGTTCCATAATGTTTTCCTTTCTACTAAATAACTAAGGTAACTAATGCCCTTATTCGAGGCCACAAGGCAGGCTTATGGCCTCTGATAAAGACACAAGCTAACGTGCTTTATTCGTCATCTTCATCATCTAAAATTTCTTCAAAGTATTCGTTAAATACGGCGTCTTCATCGGCATATACAAGGTCGTCTAAGTCGGGCCACGGTGTGTCGCCACTGTAGCAGTTGACAAGATGATAGATAATTTCGTCTACTAAATCCTCTGCCTCTGCCACAATGTCGGGCCAGTCGGCAGATTCTAGGTTCCCATAGGCATTAAAGCGGAAATAGTCGTTGTTAGGGTTAAATTCCCCAAAGTAAATTATTTGAGCTAATTCCATCGGTGTGTAATTGGACATAAATTCATCAAATTCGTCCATGTCGTAATAGATCGCTTCTTCAAAACAACCATCATACGAGTTCATGTGCTGGAGCAAATATGCGAGGTCGTCCCCATTTAACTGTTCAACATAGTTACGGATTGCTTGTTCTCTTGTCATTCTTGTCATAGTAAAAACTCCCTTCTAAATATGGCTTGTCTCATCGGTAGGACGGTAGCCAGCCGTTCCTAGACAAGGGATTTTAGTCCCTTGTTTCGACATTAATCTAATTCGTCTAAGATTTGGTTCGTTTTTTGGTCAAGATAATTAACATACGCCAGGTAATAGTGAAGTGCTATTTCTTTATCTTTATCTGCTAACAAGTAACAAACATCTTGTAAAACACTTTTTACGTTCACTATTTTTTGTTGTGTCTGTTTCCATTCGTCGGTATCAATACCGCATAAGGATTCATAAAGCCATAAACCGATAAGTTTTTCTCCATATGTCTTTTTGAATCTGAGTAATGTTGTTGTGTTGTTTTTCATGTTGACCTCTCTTTCTGTATATCAGTGGATATACACACTAGTTAAAAATTTTTAGGGGATTGTGTTTCTTGTGTTCCCCTTTCGTTGTGTACAGTATATCAGTGGATATACATTTTGTCAAGCATTTTTCTAAATAAATTTTAGAAAGACACACAAGACCGCATTATTAAGCCATTTATCATAGACATATTTTTAAATTCATGGTATGATATGTATATCAAAAGACACACATATATAGAAATAAGAAGGGAGTGGAAAGAATGGCAGTAAAAGAAGACAAGCACAAAGACGTCATGATACAAGTACGCATACCGAAAGAAGTACGAGACGAATTTAGGCAGTTAGTGGATAAAAAAGCACAGACACAAGCTAAAGTAATTAGACAGTTAATAGAAAGATACATACAAGATAATAAATAAAGGCACAAAAAGGCCCTATACAAGCTTAAATGCTCATGTAGGGCCTTTATTATCGGTGTATGATTATATTTTTAAAAGGTTAAAGCAAAAAAACAGACAACACACACGATACAGGAAACTAAAGCGATCGTTAGCGGTTTTATTTCTCTATACGTATAAGCAGACATTGCAGATACGGCACACAAGCTGAAAATCATTAAAAATATACATCTTACATTATTGATTAATGATTGTGTGTCTATGATATTATAAATTATTAATCCAATGAGTCCTAAAACAAATAAACCTATCATTTTCAACACCTCTTTATAATTTTTATGTACCCTTATCATAGCATAAAAGTCTTTGTGTGTCTTTGTGTCTTTTCATCGTACCTATTAGATACTATACAGTGTGATTGTATCGGCCACTACAAGGCACTAAGAGGCACTAAGAGAGGCTAAGAGGTACTAAGTGATACTAAGAGGTACTAAGCGATACTTTAAAGATACCAACGGATGACAGAACACATGTTCAATCACGATTGAACAAAATTTCAAAAACAAAACAGATAACCCTGCACACCCGTGCGCACCCATTCAACACTAATGAACATATGAACAACCATTCATATATAAAACAAAACAGATAACAGTTGATTCGGTCAACTATCTAAAAAATATCCTACATTCTTACACGTACCCGTGTGTACCATATAAATAATATATGTAAACGAGTGTTGACAAGCACTAAATAAGCACGTAGGATATGAATAGAGCTTGATATTAAGTGATGTAGGGTATTATAAACTGTAATGGCCGATACAATAAGGGCTGGCTAGGTTGCCATGGTGTACAATCAGAAAGGAAAGGAATGAAAATGTACTAGAGGTACTGTAAGAATGTGAAGCGGCCGAGACGAAGGCCATACGGGGGAAAACGGAACTCGAAGCCCGACACGTAAGGCCTCACAGATTTTTTAGAATTTTTAAAGTCCGAAGCGTATCTGAGCGCTTCTAAGCGTACCCAAAAGGAGAAGACACACAATGCCAAGAACACGACAAAGACGGAATAAGGGTGAAGGTTCGATAACCAAGACACCCAATGGGAAGTACAAAGCCACCATCACTATTGGAGTTGGTATTGATGGTAAGCAAAAGAGGAAATCAGTAACAAGAGACACCAAGCGAGAAGTTATAGACGCCCTCACGGAGCTAAGACACAAATATAACATAGGTGCTGTATCAAAGGGTGTGTCTAAGAGCGTCAAGGACGTTTGTGATGAGTTTTTAGACACCAAGGAACAGAAACTCACTGTGTCCTCTTTCGTGTCTTACAAAATGCACATCAAGGCATTTAAAGAGGTGTTTGGAAATATGATGATGGAGAATATAACAAAGACCATGATTGAGGATTACTTTAAGTCCCTGTCCCCTCATCATTATAAACCAACTACCTTAAAGACCAAGAAGGCTATCTTGTCTATCTTCTTTAGAGAGGCAAAGAAGGCAGGGTATATCAAAGAGAATGTAATGGAGACAACCAGTATCCCTATCACGCGTGTCTTACCCAAGGCGTCCACTATGATACTCCCCACTCCTGAGCAGTTCCATAGGATACTAGAGGAAGCGGAAAAGTATGCCCATTGGTATTATGTGCTCCTCTATTTTGCCTCTGTTACAGGAATGAGACGAGGAGAACTTTTAGGGTTGAAATGGGACTGTGTGGATAAAGACACCAAGACGATCAGAATTAATAATCAAATAAACATCAAGGGTGTAGACAGTCCATTAAAGACACCTGCGGCCTATCGGACTATCCATGTCACCCCAAAGGCTTTTGAAGAGTTAGACACCCTACCACATGAAGGAGCTTATGTTTTTTCGCGTCCCAAAGCCCCTACAAGGCCTGTTACAAGAGCTATGGTGTCTTTGGCTACCAACAGGGTATTTAAGGCCGCTGAGGCCCCAAAAGGCTTTACTTTTCATGATGTAAGACATTATCATGCAACACAGCTTTTAAAGCATGGTATTAACCCAAAGGTTGTTAGTAGGCGACTAGGACACACATCGGTAGTTACTACGCTGAACCTCTACTTTAATTATCTCCCCAGTATGGACGAAGAGGCCAGTGTTGCCTTAGACACATAAGTGCTTATAAGGTGCTTATATGAGAAATAGACACGAGTACATGAAATCATAAATGGCTAAAAATAGCGGTTTACCTCTGTTCTTAGCTATTTATAATTTTATTCCATATTCTATCACATTGCGTCCCTTTTCGCATTAACTAATTTTAGGGAATCATAACCACCAGTAAAACTGGTGGTTTGCTCAGGCCCTATAAGGGCCTAACTCCTGTGGTAGCACTCTAAAGAGTGCACCGAATAAAAGTCTGGCAATCACACTTTTATTAC